CATTGATATAACCCTCGTTTGATGGCATATCCCATAGGCAAGTGTAACTATTCTTTAGTATACTATATTGAGGCACAATCTGTTTCAGTGTACCTTTCTTCGATTTCTTCACTGACAAGTAATCTCTAGGTGGTTCAATACCATTTGTTGCATTTGATACAACACTAGATGATTCACTTGGCATTTGTGCTGACAATGTACTGTGTCTCAGACCATGTTTTTTTATATTTGCTCTGAGTTGTTTCCAATCCATATGGAGTTTTGAGTTCACTAGTTCGTCAACATCGTTCTTGTATGTGTCGATAGGTAGAATGCCCTCTGCATATTTTGTTCTGTCAAAATAATCACATGCACCTTTCTCTTCTGCAATCTTATTGGAACTTTTTAGGAGGAAATACTGGAATCTCTCTGTTAAATCGTGTACCAGCTGCCAAGCATTCGGTTCGTGGTATTTTACTTTGTTCTTAGCAAGATAATGTGCAAGTCCAATGTAACCAATGCCAAGTGATCTACGTGCAAGTGTAGATATCTTAGCCGCTTCTACAGGATATTCTTGGTAATCTATGAGTTCTTCTAACCCTCTGACTGATAGATCACATATCTCTTCAAACTCTTCTTCTTTAACTATGCCTACATTGATTGCTGATAAGATACACAATGCAATCTCACCATTGCCATCGATGTGTTCTATTGGATCAGTAGGCAATGTAATCTCCTGACAAAGATTGCTCATGTTTACTTTGTCTAGGAAACTACTATGAGAATTACAGTGATCTATATTCATAATATAGATTCGGCCAGTCTCCGCTCTTTCTTTAAGTAGATCGGTAATTAATTCTCTTGCATTAATCTTTTTCTTTGGTACAGATGTTGCCCTTTCGTATCTCTCATACTCTGCATCGAAATCATCGGTTCCGAATAACTCGTAAAGGCCAGGCACATCATGGGGTGAAAAAAGTGTAATATCTTCGTTTTTAAGAAATCTTTCATAGAATAGTTTTGATAGTTGAATAGAATAGTCTAACTTTCTGACTCTGTTGTCTTCTGTGCCTTTGTTGTTTTTGAGGACGATGATGTCTTCAATTTCTTGGTGCCAAATTGGGAAATGGACAGTAGCACTTCCGCCTCGAACACCGTTTTGCGTACAGCATCTAACTGTCGACTCAAATTTCTTAAGGAAAGGGATAACACCTGTATGTTGGACTTCACCACCTCTAATTTTGCTTCCAATTCCTCTGATTCTACCTGCATTGATTCCTATTCCTGCTCTTTGTGCTACATAACGACCAATAGCCATGTCACTAGCAAAAATTGAAGATAAAGAATCATCACTATCTACTAATACACAACTTGCAAATTGTCGTAATGGTGTTCTGACACCTGCCATGATAGGTGTCGGTATGTTGATCTTAAATTGAGATATAGCATCGTAATATCTCTTAACTGTATCTAGTCTGTTCTCACCATAGTTTCTAAACAATGTCATGGCAATTAACATGTACATGAATTGTGGTGTTTCGTAGATTTGACCAGATGATCTGTCTTGTACTAAGTATTTATCTACAACTTGCTGTAAACCTGCATAAGTAAAGTCAAAATCTCTACTATGTCTCAAGGCTTTGTTTAACTTGTCTAACTCTTCGTCTGAATACCATTCTAGTATTTCTTGGTCGTATACGCCTTTCTCTATGTTTCTCTCTATCAAGTCTTTAAGTTCAGGATATATCTCTGCATCTTTCCATTTTGTGTTGAAGACTTGTTTCTGAATTGCAAAGAGTAGAAGTTTAGATGCAACGAACTGATAATTAGGCGACTCTAGTGAAATGAGATCACTAGCAGACTTGATTAAAATCTTTTGTATTTCTTGTGTTGTGATGCCGTCATAGAACTGTAGACCACTATTCATTTCTACCAATGACTCAGATACACCTGTAACACCTCTACAGGCCTTCTCTACCATTCTATGGATTTTATCTAAATCTATTGAGACTTTTTCGCCATCAGATTTTAATACCTTTATTTCAGAATTCATGTACGTTTATACTCCTTCAATTGTAATCTCGCTGAAAGACCAGAGACAACACAATTGTCTATAATTTGTTTTACTTCTATTTCTGATATGCCACTAGAAATCATATCATTAATATCTTTACAATCGGCAATACGTTTATCATTCCATATACAGACACGATAACCCAAAGAGATAACCTCTTCTAATTTCTTTATGATTTGTTCGTTTCTAGGTTCGTTGTCGTATATAAGTATTGCATTATCTTTTATATCATCGCTGATCTTTTTAAAATCACTACCACCGACTGCGATACTGTTTGGTAGGAATAAACTATCTATCGGCCCCTCTGTGACGTAAATAGTTTTTGTTTTGTCCACGTTCTCAATGTTGAAGATGAGTGGAACATCATCCCGAAACCTCATTGTTAGATATCTTAAGGGCGAACCGTTAATGGCACGACCTGTAAGACCAACTAGTTTCCCATTCTCATCGTAGAATGGCATAATAATTCTTGGATCATTGCCTAGAACTCTGTCTTTATATCTTGGTGAAAGATATGATAGAGTTTGTGCATTGTCGACATACCATAGATTTGTCATCTTAAATTCTGGTATGCCTCTCTCTAAGAGATAGTTTCTTGCAACTGCTTTCTCAATTACTGGAACTGCAACAGCAACTAGTGAATTATCTTTTATATTTAGATTTTCTTGCCTTGGGGTAAACTTGAATTTATCACTTGATGGCATTTTTTGGGCTGTTTTTTTACGCCCCTTACCACTCTCTTTCAACCACTCTTTGATGTATTCTTTGTGTTGTACAGGAAAATGATCTTTAATGAAATTTACACTTGATGTAGTCTTGCCACAATTATGGCACTTGTATACAAACGATTGATCTACTTCGAAGTGATAACCTCTGGCCTTGTACTTGTTCTTTTGAGAGTCGCCACAATATGGACACCTGTGATTTAGTGTATTATCATTGGTCCACTTCGCCATGTCTAGTGAAGACATAACAAGGGACAAGTATTTACGTTCTAACCATAGCATAGAATACTATTATACTACTGGTAGACTAGGTTTTCAATATACTTTTTGCTTTCTTTTTGGGTACTTGGATGACGTATCTATTCTCAACAACTTTAGGTTTTTCCTCTTCTACTCTACGAGCAATCATACCTGTGGATGAGACTAGTAACAGGACAGCCAGTGGATCAAATACAAATATTAGCGCATAAATCACCCAGCGGACAGCGTTGTCAAGATACTTGACAACTTCCTCTTCGCCATATATGACTTCTGCAACATATTTGATTGGTCCTATCTTAGAATCCTGTTCAAGTTGTCGTCTCTGAATAGGAAGTTTTTCTTCAGTGTACTGAGTTATCAATGCCACTGAGGCATCAATGTCTTCAGCGATCTGAGCCCTTTCATCTCTTTGTTGTCTATTGATATAGTTTCTATCTTGTGGACGCCCTGTGGTGACGACCAGGTCGAGTCCTGAGAGTCTTTCTTGTAGTCTTGTAATCTTATCTTCTTCTGCACCAATACGAACATCTAGTATCGACAACTCTAAATTGTTACCATCACCTACTAGGTTAACTTCAATATTCGCTTTTGACAAGTAACCAAATATACCAAGTGATGTAATTAACATCAATACTGCTACAGATGCAAGTAAATAGTATTTTAAATAGTTGAGTTTTTCCCATGCAAGGTGTAGATAAGCCGCAGTGACAAGTTTACCTGTCTCTAATGCTGACATCATTACTATTGTTCCGATGTATGCACCTGCAAACATAGTTGCCATACCTATAATTGAGAAATAGGCTGCTATACCTGCAATTGCTAGAGAGGTAAGTAGGGCTAAGTAATTCAGGAATTTTAACATAATTTATAGGTAAGTACGTAACTTTCTGTAAAGTGTTTCAGAATCTTTTCTGTTCTTCTTTACATATTTAGATCGACTTCTAACAAGAGGTTGATCTGTAGCAACTGCCGCTCCTGTGGAGTTGACAGGTGCATCTTCTCTAAGGTCTTCGTACTTAATGAATTCCGCAAGTTGATCTGCTAACATAATGCCTGCTCTGTAATCACTAGGAAAATGTAAACCTGCAATTACTCTACCGAATGCACATATGTCAGCTGCATCTCGTAGTTCACTTCTGATCTCTGGATATAATTTACCATAGTAATTTGCGACCACGTAAGGTTGTACTGTATGACCAGAAGGATACGATGGTGTACTTGCTGTGTCTGTCTCATATCTCTTAAAGTCAATTCCCAAGGCCTCTGCTAATTGATAAGGTCTTGGTCTATTGAAATGATTTTTATAGTGTCTAATGATTGGTGTACATTGTGACTCTATCATTTCGATTGTGTCTTCATCGAAATCGTAGTTGTTGTCTAATAGTACTTCTTTGATGTAATATGATGCATCTTTATCACAATTGATATAATCAATCTTGTCTTGTTTAGATTGACCATCGTATTCTTTTTTGATTTCGTTTATCTCGTTCTTTGCTTGTGATGAAGAGTTTTTAGGTGGTGCAGGTAATACTATGTTCTGCCATCCATCATGGAAGATTTTAAGTTTTTCGTATTTTGCTCTCTTTAGATCACTTTGATCTTTGAATGTAAGAGTATCAACTTTTAGTATTTCTTCAATAAACATCTTCTGCTGTGAACAATATTTTGTCCTCTCCGATATCACCTTGATAGATCATAATACCGAATCCCATACTGTGTTCTCTAACGTTCACAACTTCTGTCTTCTCAGGATAAATTTTGATTTCTTCAATCTCATCAAAATTTTGTTTTATTTGTCTTCTTAATCTATAAGGTCTGTCTTCGTATAGTTTACCAACTTTAACACTCTCTGATATCATTTCAGGTGTAACAACGTCTGCCTCTTTTATCAATCTATAGAACTTTTCAAATAGATCATCCATCTGATCAGAGGTTAATGTTGTTTCTTCTTTAAGTAATGCTAGTGCTACTGCATACGAAGCGAATGCAGTCTTGCCAAATGGCAGTTTTTCTATAAGTTTTTTAAGGTTGAATACTAATCTGTGTAGTGGTGTGAGTGAATTCTTTTCTGCTTTTGTGAAAGGATTGTTTTCTACTGTGATGTTTGGATTGTCTGGATCAGGCAATTTCTTAATTCTATTGCCTTTTTTGTCTATAAAACCAAACTTATACGCCTGTGTCTTCTCAAAAGGCGTTGTCAACATCTTAAGAATTCTGAATACAATTAAACTATCTACTACTCTTCCTACCATACTTCTATTTATGCTATCTAAATGGTGCTGGATGAGAGAATCGAACTCCCGACCTTCTCATTACAAGTGAGCTGCTCTACCTGCTGAGCTAATCCAGCATCACAATTCTCTAAGTCTTTCGATTAGTATATTGTCTAATGGCACTTCCGCCATCCAGTCTTCTTTGATAAGACCGAGATAAATCAACATTGTTTTGATCGATGACCAGTGTGTTTTGTCTTTAATCTTAAAGTTTAACATTCTCATACATGGTTCAAAACCAAATACGTTGAATAAACAGATAATGTGATTGAGCATTAGACGCTCACGTAGTTCGCCATTCTCATGGTATCTATGTAATAATCGTTTTAAATATCGGAATCGGCGTAAATCTTCTTGGAAATCTTCAATGTCCTCACATTGAGGATCATCGTAATGCTTCATCGCATATGCATTAAAGTTTTTTGCTGTGAGTTTGTCAAATAGACCCATAATATAATAATGTTGTTTACACCTTTATATAGGTGTAGATGAAAAGGTTATTAACTTGTTAACCCTTTTTTATGTTTTTTAGCAAGTGTGGTAACAAGTTTTAACACACCTTTAAAATCTCTGGCAGATTTTCTTTCAACCTCATTTCCAGAGTCATTATCTACAACAGATATATCATAGGGAGGTTTACCGTTGTCGGATTTTGAACCTACAACTATGTCATATTGTCCTTCACCACCGAAGTCCATACCACCTGTATGATAACTAATATCACTCATGCCCATGTCGACTTTCTTGCCAACTGCTCTAGACATCACTTTTTGAATTTCAGACATTTCTTTATCATTAAAATCTGGTTCAGGTCTACCTGAATATTCTATGAGTTTTGATCGAATGTCTTCGAGTAGTTGTCTGCTCATTATACTAAAGCGCCGTAAACTTTATAAGAACCTGTGTCTAACTTTTCGTATCTAACGTTAAGTTCTACTACGTATTCTTCTTTTTCAATCTCATCGATTGGTGTATCAACTGTTTTACCAACGATTTCACCATAACGTGAGAAGTTTAATGAGAATTGACCTCTATCAGCACTGAAGTCTGCTTCGTCTGCTGATTCGTTTCTTGGGTCAGATGATGGAACATTTGATCTGAATAAACCTAATTGATTAAGTTTTGCTTCCATCTGAGCGACTGCTGCTTTTGGGTTTAAAAACTCAGCCACTGCAACGTGACCAAGTATAGCATTGATTTTGTCTTTTACAATGCTGTCTTCAATATCATGTGGAATGGCCTCAGAGGATAGACCAGCACCTTGGAATCCTACGATATTGTTTTCTTCTAAAAATGTTTTAAATGTTTTCATAATTTTACCTATGCGTTAATTGCTACTGCGGTACCAAATACTGCACCACCATCGATGAATAGTTCATCTGATGGATTCTTTTCTATATCTACTGAACCACCTGGTGCAATGTGCATATTACCGATTAACACATTAGCAGAAGTTTCTACTGAAACCAATCTAAATTGTGTGTCGGAGTTATATACTCTTACCACTGTAGAAGAAGCGAAATTACTTCCGTTTCCTGAACCTACTTGTAGTGCTTCGTGACCTGCTAGTAACTTATATCTCATTATGATTTCCTAAACTAGTCAGCTAATACTGCATCGTCATCAACATCTGGTGTCAATGGATCTGAATCGTCATCAAAGTCTGCTACGTCAGCGCCCATTGATGAATGTGACATTGCTACTAAAGTTTCGAATTGAGTTCTTGACCCAACCACTTTTCTTAGCTGCCATCCTGGTGAAATAACACCATTGTTAGCTGCTACTTCGTCTTTGTCTGCACCATAACACTCAGCTTTGTCAGCTGCGTTTAGATATTTTGGCTTTGATGCTTCGTTGTCTAATAATCCCCAAAGTGCCATTTTTACTTTCTCCTCTATTGATTTGCGACTTTCAATATTGCTTTAAATGCTTTATTGAAACTCGATTTATCTTTTTGTAGTAACTGAAGGTATTTAGACCGAATTGGACCTTTAACCTTCATTAAAGTGTCGTGAACTTTCTCTGCATCGTCACGTTTTACTTTAATTTTCTTCATATCGTCTGTTCTGACTTCACCGTCTTTAGTGTAGTCTTTGAACTTACGAAGTTGTATTAACATCGATGCTTCTGGTCTGTTTTGTACGCCTTTGGCTTTACTGCCGTATGCATCTAATGCTCTTTGATAGACTTCATCTTCATCGGCTTCAGCGTATTTGCCTTTTGCCATTCCAGCAATTTTTATTAGTCTATCTTTTAAATCTTTCTCGCTTTTTGCCTGAGCAACGGCACGAGCAACCTTTTTATTACCAGCGTCTGACATCATACCAAAGTCAGCGATCTTTTCCATGACCTGTCTAACTTTAGCAGTCTCTTGTTTGACGTAACCAAGTTTCAGAAGTTTCTTTCTGAAGGCTTTAGTTCTAGCATCAGCAGTTAAGACTTTCTCCACTTCTGCTCTGGTTAATTCTCTTGACATTACTTGCCCTTTAAATTTTTTGACAACATTTTATCTATTTGAGGTGTTGTCATATCTTTTTCTGTTGGGTCACCATATCTTGATCTGCCAATAACAACTCTAAGGAAATCATTAACTGCTTTTTGGTTACCAACAACTCTGATATTTTTACCCAAGTATGCGACTTTAAGACCTGATCTTTTTGCTAGTTGTGCTACTTCTTGAGCAGCTGCGTTTTGGGATTTTCTATCATTGAACTTTCTATTGTTTGGGTCGACTGTAATGTTTGCAACTTTTTCTTGCAAATCTTGTTCACCTAGTTCTTCTCTAGGTGCATATTTTTGGCCATCTTCCCACATTTGTCTGTATGTATTCAAAACATTCTCAGACATTCTTTCTTTTTCCATCTCTTGTTTTGCTTTTAACTTTTCTGTTTCTCTAGCATGTTTGAGTTGGAGTTTTGCTTTATCTTCAGCATCTTCTGATACATCATCAGTCATGTAACCTGCAAACTTACCTTTTTTGATTGTGTTCTTTTTGATGATGTTAGATAGTTTGTCTGTTTTTACTAAAAGTTTTTTTGCCTTTTGTCTATCTAGGAAAGAGAAAGAGTGCATTTTACCTTTGTTGTCTTTGACGGTATAACCTTTTTTATCTTTCTTTACAATTTTACCGAAGTGTTTGTTACCTTTTGAATCATAAAAGTCTAACTCTAGGCCAACTCTTGCATCTTTTTCTGACTCTGTGCCCATTCCTTTTTGTGCAAGAGCTCTGTAGTTCTCGCTTAGGGTGTTTAGGTCTTCTTTAACTACTTCTTCGTTTGCATATTTTAATGCTTGTTGAACTTCTTTTGATTTTAGAACTTTGTCTCCGTAGAACTTTTTGATTTCTTTACGAGCAATAGAGTCTGCACCACCAAGATCAAGAGCGACTTCTACTGCCTTTCTGATCTCAGCATCTTTAACTTTATTTCTACGGAAGTATGTTGATATTTCACGACCAGTTAACTTAGACTTACCGTATGGGCCAAGGGGATTGACCTTACCATCTTTGTCTAAAATGTTTTTTGATTCCTGAAATATGTTCATTATTTGCCTTGAGTTTTGTGCAAGAACATTTCGATTTCTTTTTTCTTTGCCTTGAACTCTTTTGAACCGTGTTTGAATTTCATCATGTCATTCATCATGTCGATGAACTTCTTGTTATGAGGTGAAAGTTTTACTTCTGAGAGATCAAAGAATACTTCTTCTTTTACATCTTTCTCTTTGATGTCTTTTTTCTTGGCATCTTTTTCAAGTTCTTCAACTTCATCTACAGTGTATTTTTTACCTGCACATGTGAATTCTTTTTCACCTTTTTCTTTAGCAGCTGCAAGAGCACCAGTAAATGCATTACCTTCGTCTTTCATTGCTTTAGAAATTGCAGCTCTTCTTTTCTTTAGATACTCATCTGAAGAGTCTGTATCGCCATCGTTGTCGATATCAGCATCTGCTTTTCCGACTGGATCGAGTTTCTTGCCTTCTAACATGGCACGTGAATCATCGATTAATTTTTTTGTTAAATCGTCTATCATTGTTTGAGTTCCCCTTTTTCAAAGTAGTCGAACAGTTGTTCTTTACCACTTTCGTTAAGTCTTAATTGTTTTGCTAATCGACCTAACATGTTTTTCTCTGTGAGTTTTTCAATAGACTTTTCTACTGACTCTTTAACTGGTTTAACTTCTTCCATTGCAGGAAGTTCGCCCAACTTTTCTGCCATTCTTAAGAATCCCTGAGGATTTTGTTTTTGCATTGACTGTAGAACTTTTACACTGGTCATATTCATAAGATTTGCAACTCCATTGATTTGTTTATCATTTTTGAGTTTGAACAATTTCTTAAGTTTATCACCCATGCCCTCTTCATCAAGGACAATCTCTTCTTCTACGGTATCTTCTGCAACTTCAAGCGTTTCATCGAAAGCTTTCAGTTCTTCTTCAATTTCACGATTTAAGATATCATCAACAGATTCTTCGATAGAATCTTCTTTATGCTCTGCGAATGTTCCGTATGCACGAACCTGAGCCAGTTTATCTTTCCAGTTTTCTGATTTAAAACTCATAGTACTATTATTTATATATTCTCAATTCTTATAACAAGATTTCCTTCACCTTTTATCACTCTATGATACGTTTCTCTAGGTATGAAGTAGACCTTACCCATTTCTAACGTTGTAGGAAGACTGTCATCCATCTGTAGTTGCCATCCAGTACCACTCAGAATGTGTATTCTTCTGTTTGTTGTATCTCTATGCCATACGAGCTCTTCAGTGTCTACGGAGTCTTCGAATGTCCTAATGACATATTTACGATCTGTTCCGTGTTGTACTTCAAACTTTTCTGTATATGGTTTAGACATTTCCTGATACTAAAACTATTTTACAAATATGTTCCAATCTTTCTATGTGTTCAAATGCCTGCCATGGTGTCTCAGCGTGTGCAACAACACCATGTCCGTCAATGCCCACTATATCATATTTAGTTGCACCAGTCATAGTGTCTAGGCCTAGGTTTTGATGACATTTATCAGCAAGTTCACGGCTTATAGGGGGAACTTCAGGTACGTTTGGAGCGACTGTGGTGTATCGACCTAACTCTGGAAACTTCTGAGTTAGTGTACTCAACTGTATGCCTCTATGCATGGCAGCTACTGTATAAGTAGGGTGTAAATGCATAACGACTCTAGTTTTTCTATCCAATTTACGCAATAACCCATAATGAAGTGGTAATTCGCCTGTTGGAGTGAGTCCTAGCGACTCTGGTGTGTAATCCATAGGCAATCCTGACACTACATCTATCTTCTTAAAGTGTGTATATTGCATGTTTTGTTTACGTACACCTGATGGTGTTACGTAGAAATGGCCATCTTTACTATGACGTATAGATGCATTACCATCACGTGTGGATATCAATCCAAGATTGTATGAGTGCGACATAACATCGCATATTGTTTCTAGCATTAAAAGATTCCTTCAACCCAATTCTCTGCTACGTCTTCAGCATAAGACTCAGAATGTCCATGCACTTCTTTAGTCTCTACCATAACTTCTGACTCGTATAGGTCGACTTCGTAACCCTCTGAGGTTAGGCGAATGATTGCTTTACGCTCATCTTTCCAAAATTCGGAAATCACTTGATCCATAATTTACTCCTTAATTTACCAATAAAAACTACCACCACCAGATAAGCCTAGTTGCTTAGCATAGTATGGTAATCGACATGACCAGTAAGACGCTGATGTCTTATCGGTCGCTGTAGAACAATTGTGCCTAGAAACAAATGATGCTCTAGCATTCTTGTCTGCAAACTTCACTTTTAGTCCTGTAGTATCACCAAAGGTGACCTTTTTGACATTCCCTGTTTTAGGGTCTTTCACGTGAACATAATATTTTTTAGGTCCACCAGATTTTGGTTTGTTTAGTTCTGGTTCGTCTTCTTCCATAAGAGGACAATCTAAAGGCACTAAGTTGCCTTCATAAACATCAAACTCACCAAGATCGGTTTCAATAATATTTTTGTCGATCTCTGTTAATCTGTATCGACCTTCTGCGACTTGTTTTCTTGCCTCTCTGATCACTTCAAAATACATCAATGATCCTAATCTAAATGGATTGTCAAGTAAACTTGTCTTTGATTCTTGTAAATCTGTTAGTACAGTATCTACGGCTTGTTCTTTAAACGTTTTCATTATACTTTAGCAGCTAAATCTTTGTCTGCCCCACCCCATGTTCCTTTTGATTTGGTTGCAAAGCTGTTCACTCTTGCATGTCCCCATTGCTCAGGTGAAGTACCTGGTCTATGACCTGTACGCCAAGCGGCAACACCACGTTTGTATACTTGTTTTAATATACCAAAAGGTATGCCTGTTTTCTCTGCCTTTTTCTTTAGAGATACGTCTGCATCTTCTTCTAGTTCTTCATGTGTAGAGACCATATCTAAACCTTTAATGTTCCCTGTTAAATGTGATTGCATTTTTTGAAGTTGTTTCTCGTCACCAGCAAAAGTGATTACTTCGCCACTTTTAACTTTACCTTGACGTTTGACACTAATACCTTTGAATTTTTTCATTGCTCTTTTGGCAAGTGCAACGTTCTTGTCGCCTCTCACTGTCAATACAAGATCGAGTTTTTCGTTCAAGTCACCAAATTCTTTAACTGCTTCTTCAGTTACTACAAAGTCTTCATTGTATGGGAAACCCTTGAGAGGATTGTCGAATACTTGGGAAAAATGTTTCTTAGCTTTGATTGTCTGCTTCTTGTAAGCTTTCTCTTGTTCTTTAATAAACTTTTCAACTGCTTGACCTGGAGTATCGTTTTCATACGCTGACCTTATTTCATCTGTGCCTATTTCGTGGACACCGTTATTTGTTTTATTACCTGACATTATAATTCCTCTCTTGTTGCCATGTAGTTATTTATGTTTTTCAACCGTGTAATATCTTCGATCTGCTAAAGGTTCATATAAGTTCAAAGCACCATCACATTCTCTAAAATCTCTGTTGTTACTATAGAAGACATCAAATGCCATACTTATTCTAGGTTGTCTGTTCACATTTGTTTTAACTTCGTGTCTGAGACTAGAACCTACCATATGTAGAGTGCCGATTATGTTCTCTACTCTACCCTTATCTTCAAAGTGTGTGTAACATGGTTGCACACCACTAATAAAGACACTACATGCCATCATATTTGTATGGGCGATCTTACCTCGATCTTCTAGGCTTAACTGAAAGAATTCTTTTTCGTTGTATTGATTAGGGCAATGATGTACGTGTGGGTTGATATTTTGTCCTTGCCATAATACATTGGCCCAACACTGTATTCTATAGTACTTGTAGTCTGCAATCTCAGGTAACGATACGATTTTCTCGTGTAACTTGATGTGTTCTAATTCTTTGTTGTATATCCAATTGTATACATTGTGTTGAGCAGTTGTACCTGTGTAATCTGTTTTGTTATTGTTAGGTATAGAACATACCTCATCGTGGTATTTCAGTACAACGGTTTCTATTGTTTCACAATCTTGCGGTGTTAAGAAACCAGAATGTACAGAATGATGTACATTGGTTAGATTCATAATATATTATTTTTGTTTTTCGTATTTCTTAATAGATTGTCTTGCAAGTTTCGTAATAAGTTTTTGATGTGCTTTATGTTGAGACTTAGTTTTTTCTCTTTGTTTATCTGCAAGTCTTTTTTCAGTTACTTCTTCACCCATTACTAAACCACTCATCTGTTGAGCAATCTGTGTGAGAATAGCAGGATTCATAGCGGCGATTACCTCTGCTTGTTTGTAACTTACACCTTTAATTTTCTTTAAAACTTTTTTGATATCAATCTTTTTAGATTCAGGCACACAATCAGGCACCATTTTATCGCCTTTCTTTTTCATGCCTACTTGTTTGTATCCTTGCCAACATGCTTCCATTAGTTTGACTTCTTCTTCTAACATGTCTTCGATAGCAAACTTGGCCTGTTGTACTTTTTTCCATGCATCTTTATCTTCAGGTTGTACACCTCTCATTTTGATGAGTTTGTCGATAAGTTTTTGCATTTCACTTACTCGTTTTTGTAAGTATTTTTTGTCGGTATCTTTTAGATCATTTTTTATTACTTCATCTAATGGTTCAAAATCGTCTTTGATGTATAGATGACCTTTTCTTTTGTGTGATGGCATTACTTTAGCACCAACTAAAGATGCAATACTATTCATAAGACCAATACCGTCTTTCTCATCTTTAGAGTAAACTTTGCCAACTTTTGATTTAACTTTTGATACTAGAGAATCTAATATACTAGAAAATGGTGCTACTAGTTTACCTTCTTCTAATTCTTTCCAGATTTCTAAGTCTTCTACTTCTGGTAGTGTGTCTTCACCATACATCTTTTTAAATTTCTTGGTGTGTTGAGAAGGTTTGGTCTCAGCATCTTTATCACCTGGTGCAGGTGTATATGCTTTTGGATTGTCATCATCCATTTTAGTTTTGTTCTTAAAGTGTTTTGCTCTGGCTGATTTAGTCTTATCTGACATCTCATCGCCTTCTGCATCTTTAGCATAGTATTTTGCAGGTTGTGTACCCTTGGTATCTTTACCAATGTCACTGTCCTGTTTTACTCTTCTA